GAGTATCGTCGGCAGCGTCAGATGTGTATAAGAGACAGACAAAAGATAGTTGACTTTGAATCTACCCAGTGTTATTATAATGGCAGATGATTTAAAATCATCACAAAACAAGAAAGAAGGTGTAATAATGACAGATTCAAAAGAACTTCGTAGATTAATTGAAGAAAAAGGCTTTAAATTAAAATACGTTGCAGAACGTTTGGGTCTTTCAAGTTATGGATTATCATTAAAAATTGATAATAAACAGGAATTTAAGACAAGTGAAGTATCAGCATTATGTGAGTTACTTGAGATTAAGTCTTTAGAACAAAAAGAAAAAATTTTTTTTAATCTAAAAGATGATTATAAGTCAACAAAATAGAATGACAGGGAGGTGAGGAAGACGAAATATATACACATTCCAGGTTTTGTAATAATGGGAGTTCTTGTTTTAGAAATATATACACTTATCAAATCATGGAAAGACATAAAAGAAGAAGATCCCTTAAAAGACATAAAAAGAGATCTTCTGATCCAAAAAACATTAATATATGCAATCGTGATGACAATATTTTTATCTGGAACTTTTAATTTTTGGAATTAGATTTATTTTGCTGGATTCGAAGTTCTTTATCTTTTTGATCCAGTTCGCGATCTTTTTGGTCCAATTCACGATCTTTTTGTTCTAGTTCCTTTTGCTTATATTTTTTATCAAATTTTAGTTGTTCTTTAGCTATTTTATTAGATTCAATCTGAATTTTATTGGATTCAGATTGGAGCTGATTGGAGATAAAACCATTATATGTATTTACAGCTAAAAGAATTAAATTCAAAATTGCGATTAATGTATTTACTTTGATTGTTTTAGTTTTGGGTGAGCTGTTTTCAAAAACAGGAGTTGGATCTTCTAGGTTTTCAGAAACTGCATCCGCAAAATCAATAGGGACAGCAACATGATCATCATCAAAAACAAAATCTTCAATAGTATAGGTTATTGGATAGCCGGCAGAAGAGAATAGTTTTTGAGAAACAGTTATTAATTCTATAGCTTGTTGTTGAACAGAAGAAGTATATGTATTTTGAAGTTTCTGTATACTTTTCTGCAAACTACGGATAGAAGAACTGTTTAAATATGTATCTATTATGCATGCTGAAAGTTTAATTGATGGTGTAAGCATGGATTTCTTAAGACCAACAGGTACAGCTTTAGAATTTAAAACAGCTACATATTGCATTTTGCGAGCAATGGATTGAGTAGCAAAAGCTTTTGCATAAAACTTAGAATATTTATCAAATGGTTGTGTGAACTTTTTGTATGAATCTAAAGTTTTTTGAACAGCTAATAATTCATTGTAAGTCATAAGTTTTTTATCGTATTTCATAAGAATCTCCTTTCATAGATACTCAGGTATTGCAGTACCCTGTATCTAAATTATACGAAAGAGATAAGAAATTGACAAGTCAACAAAAAGACAGGGAGGTGAGGAAGAAATGCTAACAAAAATTTTAACAGGTATGACTGTTATCTTGTCAGTAGATAGTTTTGTTACATCACTGAGCATTAAAGTCTTATGTCTGCATCTTTTAAAGAATGGAATGAGTAAGCCGACAAAGCAAGAAATAAACGCCTACCTAAGAGAAATCGGCAGGCGTAAGGTTAAAAGATTAAAAAAACATTTTGGGATTGATAAGAGATGAAAGGTAAGAACATGAAAATATACATAGAGATATTAGCAACATGTATTTTTCTTGGAGCAATATATGGGTGGAAAGCAGGAGTGCTTTTTGGAATTTTCTATTTATTAATTCTTATGGAATGATTTAATCTTTTAAATCGTTTATCCATTTGTTGATTTTTATTAATGGGAAGAATGTAACCATTGAGAAAAATATAATAGATCCAGTATTGTGAAAAGCTGATTTAGAGTTGCTTGAAAAGAAGGCTAATATAATAGGTGCAAAAATCCAAATCATGTTTATCCAAGAAATCAAAGATCGCATTTTTTGTTTAAAAGTCATTCTCACAAAAATGTTAAAAAAATTTTCAGAGGGATATCCGAGGGACTTTTTTAAAAGCTCATAATCAGTGGCAACTATATGTTTCATCCTATGAAAATATATTTGATAGCCAGAACCTGCAAGTACGGAAGAACCAAATGATTTATTTAATTGATGTAACTGAGGAAATGCTAATTCATAATTTTTATCTAATATATTTGTTATTTTCTTATGAAGATAAACAGCTTTTTGCAAAGTTAAATCATCAGGGACGCTTTCAAACATGCGAAATAAAGGAAGATAAACATTACTTAATTGTAACTGTTTAACTTTTATTTTGTTTGGTCTTGAAGCAGTATAACGAGCCGTTTTATATGATATAAATGCAGCAATGATGGTACCAAATAAATTAATATAATTTGCATTATGAGTAATTGTAAGAAATAAATTCTTTAAACTATTCAAAATAATTAACATGGTTAATCTCCTTTCGTAAGACTCGGGAATTGCCGTTCCCTGTAAATTAATTATACGAAAAGAGTTAAAAACTGACAAGTCAACAAAGTGGCAGGGAGGTGAGGAAGAAAAACAATGATTGAAGTTGATGTACTAAAAATCAGAAATAAAATTGAAAATCTTGGTATAAAGCAGAAAACGATTGCTGATCGTACTGGAATTTCTGAAAGTAAACTAAGTTTATCGTTGCAAGAAAAAAGAAAACTAAGTGTTGGAGAGTATGCTTCAATCTGCATATTCCTAAAAGCTGAGTTTAAAGACTTTTTGAAAGAGGTGTAAATATGTTTGACAGAATGTGTGAAGAAAAAGAAGATCGCCAGATATTAAGACAGGCTATGCAATACATACAATATACGTATGGAAAAAGAGAGCCAGCTCAAATAGCTAGCTCACAATGCAAAATTTATGAAAGTTTATATAACCTGAACGGGGGATTCAACATCTTCTTGTTGCTGATGCTCAATGATTTGGTTATAGGTCTCTTTATATTTGTCATAGAGTTCTTCCGGAGAAAGATCTGACAAATCATGTGACTGTAAATAAAGCATGGTCAATGCTTCTATCGTATCATTTGAAAAAGTTAATGATTTTACAGAATTATTCATATGGCACCGCCTTTCAATATTAAATTAATAATTACTATTTAAATGATATGATAAGAAATTTTGAAAGTCAATATAAAAATTTAGAAAAGAGAAAGAGGCGAGGAAGATGACGGAAGAAGAAACAAGAAATCGAGGCATTCGATGCGCGTTGAGACACATGCATTCTTTAAGAGTGCAGGCTGCAGATGGGAAAAAGGCAGATTTTACAGAACCATGCAAGGATTGTCCAGAAATAGAATCTTGTAGATGTAACTGGAGTATAACGACAGAAATGCTTGGAAAAGAATCAGGGTATTTCATTGATCTGGAAGGCGGAAAGATAAGTCTATTCCGAACGAACAATATGGAAATTATAGTGGAGGAAACTGAAAAAGGAACCTCATTAGATATTAAAACAAAATGTCCAATAAAACTAAGAAAACCAGGGCGAGTGATCAGAGTTTTGTATAAAGTTGGTTTAAAGGCAGCTCAAATGAATATCCATAGGGCAAAAAAGAGATCCAGGAAAGCTAAGAAAGAAGAAGAGTTTAAAGAAGTGGTGCAGCAAATCATAAATATAATGGATGAATGTGGAAATTTTGCAATAGTACTGAATAAAGAAAAAATTCTAAACCTTATAGTTAATGGACACATTGGGCTTATGGAAGAATTTCTTGATGGCATAAAAAAAGAACTTTCCAAAGCAATAACGGAGAGTTGAAAAATCAGAATATGAAAGAGGTGGGGAAGATAAGTGACAAGAAAAACATTTGCCCAAATTGCAATCATGAAAATAAAAAAGAAGCAAATTTCTGCGTAAATTGTGGTCAGAAATTAAGAGAGAGTTGTAAATGCTGGGTAACAAAACAGGACAACTATTCCTGTGGAGAGAAGAATTGTCCTGGATATAAGCTTTTAACGCAATTAACAGAAAAAGATATTCATTGCATGGCAAGGATTATTCAGAGTTCCGTATTTGCAGAAGGTTGGATTTTTTGCGGATGCCAATATTGTAAATATTGGAAAGATGGATGTGAAAAAACTTTTGAAGAAGAAAATGGGAGGATACATTACGATGTGATCATGAAAAAACTCCAGCAGATTACTGGGTTAGATATGAGTTTAAATGCCAGCAATCTGAAGGAGAAATTTCAACGTGATTTTACCAAGCAGTAGTTATGTATTTTTGTGAATAAATAGGACATTGATCTGTTGGACATTGGTTGTTGTTTGGACAATTGAAATTTGCAATTTTTCCTCGAATAGCGGTAGTACCACAACGATTAATTTTTTGATATGTCAGATCAACATAACATGTCTTGTTTGAATAATCACAATTAATTGTAGTTGAGATTGTTTTGTATTCTGGCATAAATATCTCCTTTCATAAAAACTTGGGAAGTAGGGTTCCCTGTAAGTAAATTATATGAAAAGAGATTGGTATAGACAAGTGGGAGGTGATGCAAGTGTATGAAAAAGCATTTGAAACACTAGAGATAATTAAACAAGAGACAGAAAAATGTTATCAGGAACTAAAAAAGGGATGTCAGACATATAAAGAGCTTGAAAAAGTAATACGGGATATTGAATGGTATGGGGAATATGGTGGTGAATTTCTTGTAGAGTTATTGCGCTACAAGATGGAAGAAGAAAAAAGTAACCTGCACATTATTAAGGAGGGAGAGCAATGTACCTAGAAGAAAGAGTTGAGCATCTGGAAAAACAAATCGAAGAACTCAAAGATCAGAAGAAAAATGAACAGTATTTATCACCGGCACAATTTGCCGAAAAGATGAGCTGTTCAAGATCGATGGTAACAAAACTGGTACAAAACGGAGAAATCGAAGCACTCCGATTAGGAAAGCTGATCAGAATCCCAATGAGCCAGTTTGAAGAAAAAGAAGGAAGTAAAGAAGCATCCTGGAAGGATGTTGTGTTCAAAGGAGCATAAGGTAATAGACAATAGGAGGTATAAGATGAACCAGGCAAAGTATGAATTGATAAATGATAAATTAGCAACGGCAGTGGTAAAGGCAAAGACAGGAAGATCAAAAGCTGGAGATGGAACGACGGCAAGGGCATTTTTAGAAGTTGCTGTCATTTACTTAGATGAGATTACAGAGGCAATAGGAACGGTAAATACGTTGTCAGAAGCTGTTGCTGTTGCAGCATTGAGATATTTAAATCGTACAATTACAAAAGAGATGGACGAAGAAAATAAACATATAGCTGATACAGTGGAAGGAATGCTGAATGAACAAGCAGTAACTATTAGAACAAAAATTATGAAGTAGCTTATAACACGAAAGTGTTGTTATAAAACCAGATAAATACCTATCTTTCGAATCTGAGATAAATTTAGATACATAGGAAGGTAGAAAAGCAACATGTTTATATTTTTATTTAGAGCAGCAATGATTGTAATTGCAGTTATATTGATTATAGCCGGATGCTTTGATCAGTATGGGGAATCAAGAAAATCAAAGAAAGATGCTCAAACAAAAGTAATTAATGCCAAAGCCGAAGCAGATGCGAACAAGATTCTTGAAAAACAGCTGACAAACAAAATTTTGGCACAGCAGTGGATCAAAAAATGGAACGGAGAAGTTCCAAAGGTCAGCGGTGACAATAAATCAATGATTAATATTGGAGAGTTGATGAAATAATCCAAGGTTAATTAAAACACAATCAGATAAATGAAAAGAAAGGTATTTATCTAAATTTTTAGTAAATCAAGTTAATGGCAGATGATTCTTTGAAGTGACCAGAGAAAGCAGAAAGACTTTGACTATCACTCAATGATAGGACTAGCAAATACCCCCTACAACTGTCAATATGAACTTTTATTATTAGTAACCAGAAAACGAAACTCCATAAGTATTTATTTTAACAATTACATACAGCTGGTCACTTCAAAGAGTCATCTGCTAAAGAAGTGTAAAGGAGAAATGAAAAATGACAAACGAAAAACAGAAAGAAATGATTAAGAAGATTTTAGAAATAACGATTGACGATACACCTTCAAAATCATTGGATGGTTATCTTGAGGTTGCGGTGGAATATTTAAATATGATCAATAAAGTTATAACGCCAATGAATCCATTCACAGCACCAATTGCTGCAGCAGCCTTAGGAGTTATGAAAGAAATTGTCATGAAAGAATTGAATAGTGAAGCTAAATCAGCAGTCAAAAGTATTGAAATACTTTTAAAAGTATCTACCAGATCGGAAAAAGTACCTTATCACAAATAAAAAAAGAGTACTCTGATGAGTACCCTTCCTGCGAAGATCCGCAAAATATATTTTTCAAACAAATTAATTATACCATTATTTGCGGATTTTTTCAAGGGAACAGCTTATGAAAAGAAAGTATACAGACAACACAACAGATTTTACAGAACCATTTTGGGATAACCTCTGTCCGGTATGCAAGAAACGATTTTGGTCGGTTTCTTTGGATTGTGCATGTCCAAAGTGTGGGAATTATGATCTGTATGTGTTGAATGAATCAAAACACTTGAAGCATGATGCAGAAGAACTTAAGAAATTCCATAGAAAGATAATGGAGGATAAAGAATATGAAGGTAATAACAATTATGAATTATAAGGGCGGAGTTGGAAAGACCGCCACAGCAGTCAATCTTTCTTATAATCTGAGTGAAAGAGGGTATAAAACCTTGCTGATCGACTGCGATCCTCAGGGTAACGCATCCTATTTTTACGGAAAGTATGATGAAAAGAAAAAAAGCTTAACAGGAGTCCTCCAGGGAATGTATACCTTGAAAACTTCGATCAGAAGAACAAAATTCAAGAATCTGGATATTGTTCAGGCTGACCGGAAATTAGAATTTGTAAAGATTTACAGTCCAATTGAATTAAAGAACCAGATCAATCAGTTAGGTGAAGATCGTTATGATTATGTGATCCTTGATTGCCATCCAACGTTCGAATTATACACAAAAATTGCACTTGTTGCCGCAGATCTTTGTGTGGTTCCTGTGAAACTGGATCAGAACAGCATCAATGGATTAGCTTTTTTTGATGAACATTTTCAAGATATCTTAGATCTTGCACCAGATTGTGAGTATAAGGTTTTGATCACGCTTTGGAAACCGACAAAAGCAAATAAGATCGGACTGATCGATCTGGTAAACAGACATCAGTATCCGATATTCAAGAGTCTGATCAGAGATTGTGCATCCGTAAACTATTCTACATACAGAAGGATGCCGCTTCGAAAGTGCAGAAGTACCAAGAATGCATGCCGTGATTATAACGATTTCACGGACGAATTGATTCAGGAGGTGCAGTAAATGGATATGAATGACATTTTAAAAAGCATCGGGCAGAAACAATCACAGGAAAAAAAGAAAGCTGCTCCAAGGGTACAAATGATCCATTATACCAAGCTAAAACCTAGTCCAGATAACTTTTATGACACCGAAGGGATTGAAAAGCTTGCGGCTGCAATTAGAATCGCAGGAGAAATTAAGAATCCATTACGTGTAAGAAAGACAGATATTGACGAATACGAAGTAAATGAGGGCCATCGCAGGAGATTAGCAACAATCTACAACGTAGAAGAAATGGGAATGAATGAATTTGAGTTTGTTCCATGTGTTGTAGAAGATACGACAAGCACTGTTGGAAAGTTAAATCTGATCTTAAGCAATTCAACACAGCGAGAGAGAACGGAATATGAGAAGATGCAGGAAGTGGAAAAACTCAGGGGTTTACTCGATCAGTACGCTAAGGAGAATGAAGCAAAGATATCATCTACGGATATGCGTAAACTGATATCTACAATCCTAGGTGTTTCCGGAACAAAAATTGCACAATTGGAGAGCATTAACCGCAATCTTGTGGATAATGCAAAAGAGAAATTTGAAAAGGGTGAAATTCCAGTATCTGTTGCGAACGAAATGGCAACATTACCGCAGGAGGTACAGCAAGATCTTGCAGAACAAGAAGATGTTAAGCTGTCGCAGGTGAAAGAAATTAAAGAAGGTTTCAAAGGAAAGACAAAATGTAAATATGATGATTCAAAAATTTGTCATACGAAGCTTATTGCGAAGCAACAGGAGCATTTACAGACGAATGGACCATGTGTTGGTTGCTGTAGAATTTGTGATCATGATAAAGGTTGTCGCTATCGATGTGAGAACATGTCAGAAAATATTCCAAAGAGGCATTCAGAAGAAAAGAGCAACTTAGGAATTGAACTTTGTGCATATGATCAAAAATTCATATGTCCGATGTCTGAGATTGTAGAAAAACATAAGAAAAATAGAAATATAGCCGAATGTCCTGGATGTTGTCATTTATGCGGTTATGTTGAATCTTGTGAGTTTGTATGTGCTAAGTTTTTGGACGATAAGAAACTGACAGAGAAAGAACTTGAAAAAGTGAGCTTCAATTTTCAGGATATAAAAGAAACATTGAAATGGGTAAAGAGACAAACTGCGGAAACAAAAGTAAAAGATAAAGAAGCAGCAGTTAGAATGAAAGTTCTTAATGAGGCATTAAAAAAATATTTGAAAGAAATGGTTGTGGTTGATCATGTCGAATGAAGGATGGGCAAAAATCTATAGGAGTCTTTCAGATCATTGGCTGTGGGAAGATAAACCGTTTTCTAAAGGGCAGGCATGGATTGATCTTTTGCTATTAGTTAATCACAGTGAAAAAAAGACTATGATAGATGGCAGGTTAGAGACAGTGAGTGTTGGACAAACTATCACGTCTACAAGAAAATTGTGTGATCGTTGGGGCTGGAGTAATACAAAAGTAAGAAATTTTCTAAAAATATTAGAAAATGAATCAATGATAATTGTAAAAAGCGACAGGAAAAAGACAGTGATAAGCATAGTAAATTACAGCGTTTATCAAGATTCCGACAATAAGAAAGCGACAGTCAAGCGACAGTCAAGCGACAGTGAGACGACAGTAAAACACACAAACAAGAATGAAAAGAATGAAAAGAATGAAAAGAATAATATAAGGAGGTTTACGCCACCTACATACGAGCAAGTCTCCAGTTATTGTTTGGAACGAAATAACAACGTTGATGCACATAGATTTGTTGATCACTACGAAGCCAATGGTTGGATGCGTGGAAAAACAAAAATGAAAGACTGGAAGGCAGCAGTACGGTTCTGGGAACGTAGCAATGGTGGTGGATCAAAGACAAATAATAATAATCTTGGTCATATGGACTGCGAAAGAGATTATGATTTTGGATCTTTGGAACAGCAATTACTGAGAAAGCAGCAGGAGGGAATGTGATGGCAAAGAAAAGACAATATGCAAACTCAAATCCAGTAAGGTTGAATCCAGTAAGTTTTGAGATGATTGAAGAAAAACTGAAAAAGATAAAGCCTGGAAGAAAGATAACGATTTTTGTACCAAGAAAATTGACACGAGACAACAAAGATCGGTACAGAGTAGTGAAAGGCGAAGTCGCTGCGATCTACAGCAAGATGGTTCATGTTTGTGTTAAAGCAGGAAGAAGTGTTTACAACGAATGTTTCTTGAAAACAGATCTGTATTGATGGCAGTTTAACGTGAAATAAACGAAAAAAGAGACAAGAACTTACGAGAAGTCCAATGCCTCAGAACAAGTATAACACATTCAGGAGGTATTGAACATTGGAAAATGAATTTGAAAAGGCAAAAAAATTTTTGAAAAAGATCAGATGGATCGATAATGAAATTGATGCACTGATTGAAGACAAGAAAAGCTATATGGACCTTGCAACAAAACGGACAAGCACCTGGGATGGATGTGGCGTACATAATTCAGGTTGTAAGGACCAAATGGCAGAAGTGACTGCAAAGATTGTCGACATTGAGAATGAGATCTGTGCAAAGATTGACAGATTGCTGGATTACAAAAAGAAAGTATCGAAAGTGATTGAGCAGATCGAGGACAAAGAGTGTCAAAAGATTCTTGTGTTAAAATTTGCAAGATATATGCCGATGGTTGATATTGCAGACAAAATGAATATGGATCGAAGTACGGTTTATCGAAAGTATAACAAAGCAATTAAAGCAGTACAGGAGATTTTGTCAGAGTCTGACAAAGAAAAACAGTGATGAAGAATGATCTGACGGCTTAGATCTCTGCCTGATATAACATGTAAATTATTTGTTGTTTTGCCAATCGGTGCTATATGTTGGATTCGGGCAGAGATCCAAGCCGTCAGGCTTGACACTGGATGTTTTATATACCACACGAGACAATTAAATAAAGATCCAGTTGCAATATAACTCATAAGAAATGCAAAAAACTAATGCAGGAAATGCCCGGCTTCGGTCGGGCAGAAAGGAGAAATGCGCCGAAAAGACAGTTCACAGAAGAATTTAAAAAGAAAACGATAAAGAACATGATCCGGTGCAAATTAACAACAAAAGAAGCAGCCCAAAAGGCAAAAGTAACAGAAACAGCAATCGGATACTGGGAAGATAGATACTATTACGAGGCAATGCAGGAATTGGCAGATGAAAAGCGACAACGAAAACGGAGTGCTGCACAAAAGGATAATAGAAAATCTGTTTGGCACCAGGTGAATAGTATCGCTGGATATTGGAGGTAAGAAATTATGAAGAAAAAATTGATTAAATGTCCTTATTGCGGAAGTGCTAGTGGAGTATGTAATGAATTTAAAGTATGTGGAATTGAATACTATAACTTCAATGGGTTGTTTAATGGAGAAGAAATAACAGGCCCTTACGAACACACTAAATACGTGGAGCGCATTGATTGTGGTAAACGCATTATGACATATGAAAAGTTTGCGGAGAATTATATATAGGAGTAATTAAGAAACTTTGAAGATTCATATGAAATTGAGATGATGATCGGAGCATTACAGAAACTGCAAGAGGTAGCAGCAACGAATATTGGTAAATTTGTAATAGAAGATGAAAAGTTGCAAAAATATCTTAAAAGTGAGGAAAAATAATGGATGATAAGAAAAAACAATTGCTGAATAAGTTGAAGGCATTGGCAGAGCGAGGCGTTGGTGGCGAAAAAGAAACTGCACAAAGAAAACTGCAAGAACTAATGGAAAAATATGAGATAGATGAAAATGATTTATCAGATGACAAGAAAGAAAAATATCAATTTAAATATAAGAATGAGTTTGAAAAGAAACTGATTAAACAAATAGCATATAGAACTTTTAAGAAAGAATGGTCTGAAAGAATGTATACATATTCAAGAGGAAGAGGAAAAAGATCTATCATGCTGATAGAGTGTACAAAAGCTGAAGAAATACAATTAAGAATAGAATATGAATTTTACAAAGATTTATGGAAAGAAGAAGCAGAATTTTTATTTAACGTTTTTATTCAAAAACATCGGATTTTTGATCCTGAGGGTAGCTGTAAAAAAAATCATTATAGAATGAAAGAACAGGATCTAAAAAGAATGTCAATGATGGAAATGTTATTACAAGATAAGACGATGACCAAGATGCTAGAGGCAAGAGAATGACGAAAAAAGATGGGGAAAACCTCATCTTTTTTATTATAAATATTGACATAGTGTGCACACTATTGTATAATATAAGTATGAAAGGAGGAAAGCTAATGAAAAAGAAACAAAAGAAAAAGCTTGCAAAGTTGATTATCAAAGCAATAACAGCAATAGCCCTACTGATTAGTGCAATAGCTCAACTTATACAAGCCCTTAACTAATAAAGCCCTATTAGTTAAAACAACAGAGGAAAGGGAGAGAAATCTCCCAATCCTTTGTAATAATAGTATAACACACATTAGCTTAAAAGAAAAATGAAGAAGATAACATTTTACGACATGGTACTACTGTTTGCGATCGTGCTACAGTTTGGAGAGAGAAGTATTTACACAAGTTTGATATTATTGTTCGCATCAATACTTGAACTGATTGACGTACTTCCGAAGATTGTGAGGTTGATAAAACATGGAAAGTAAAGCAAATCCACAGACAAAGGCAAGTGCAAAGTGGAATAAAAAAGCAGGATATGTAGCCAAGAGTTACAAGTTAAAAAAGGATACAGTGGAAGCGTTTGCAGAAGCATGCAAGACGGCAGGGGTAAGTCAGGCAGGTCAATTGACCAAAATGATGAATGATTTTATTCAAAAAGTGGAAGAAAATTAAAAGATGCGACACTTTGCGACACTTACATGTGTTATTATGGCATTGTAAAGAAATGAATAAAGAGGAAAAAGCACATTGGACAGATTCTGATGTGCTTTTCTTATGCCTAAAAGAAGGTGAAAGAGATTGAACACTGTACAACCAATCAGGGACATGAATACAGTTATGGACATTGCACGATATCTGAAACAGAATAACGAGAGGGATTATGTGATGTTTACAACAGGAATTTATTCAGGGTTGCGAGTGTCTGATATTCTGAAGCTTCGTGTCAAAGATGTTCGTGGGAAAGATTACATAGCCATGAGAGAAAAAAAGACAAAGAAAGAGAAGCGTTTTATCATCAATAAGAATCTGAAAAAGATACTGGAAGCGTGGACACGAGGGAAAGATGATCTTCAATATCTTCTTGAGAATCCAGTAACACATAGACCGATCAGCAGGCAAAGAGCTTGGGAAGTGATGAGGAATGCAGGAGAAGAGTTTGGAGTTTATAATCTAGGAACACACACCATGAGGAAAACATTTGGTTATCATATGTATCAGGCGACACATGATGCAGTGATGTTGATGAAATTATTCAATCATTCAGATATTCATGTAACGCTCAGATATATAGGAGTTGAACAAGATGAAACAGATCAAGCGATTTCAAAATTGGATTTTGGCGTTTGATTTTTCTTTTTGTACAGAAAAGTTAACTCAAATTTGTTGTGTAAAGTTACATGACAAAAAATAAGGTGCATTTATAAGAAAGAAAAAAACCTTTGCAAGTTTACAAAATTATAAGATATGTCAAGTCAAAGAGAAAAATAAAGCGGAATTAACTCAGCGGTTAGAGTGGTGATCTTATAAATCACTGGCGGTTGGTTCGACTCCAACATTCCGTATTCATCCAGGAGATGTAACAGTCAACTAAGGCAAATAGCCATACTTCATTTTTGTCAGAGTCTGACAAACTTCTGGATGTTATAACGTGGTAGTTGTTAGGAACAGGAGCATTAAAAAATATAAGAATGTTGCTTGGTCATTCTTTATCCTCCTTTCACAAAAATGTTTATTTATAGTTGCAGTCAATAAGTTAATTAATTGGTACATGGGCGCAGCTCCTTCAGGTTCGATTCCTGATACCACGGTTTTTGTCAGAGTCTGACAAAATTATAAAGCAGAGTAGAGCAGTGGTAGCTTGTCAGCCTCCTTAGCTGAAGGACGGTGGTTCGATTCCATCCTCTGCAATTTAGAGAAAGGAAATAATGTATGTTGAAATCATGTCAGTATTGTGGTCGTATTCATCCGAAGAATTATGATTGCGGTCGCAAGCCGAAAAGAATTAAAAGAGATACAAAGGCTTATAGGTTTCATAGAACGCAGGCATGGCAGGATAAGAGTATAGAGATTAGAAGACGAGATCATTACTTATGTCAGTGCTGTATCAGACTCATGCATGGAACAATGAGAAAACATAACTATGATGATTTATCAGTCCATCATATTGTGCCGATTGCAGAAGACTATGAGCAGAGATTGGATGATGCTAATCTGATTACTGTATGTGGTCATCACCATGAGATGGCAGAGTCAGGACAGATAGACAGAGAGGTACTGCATGAGATCGCAAAGGAACAGAATGAAAAGAGAGATATGCAGGGCTGAGCGAGGGTGTTCCAAGGTATCCCCCCGGGATTAAAATTTTGAAAAAAGAAACGCCGTCCAGACCGACGCCCCATCTTTCTTTACAAAAAATTCCCACATCAGCATTTTGAAAGGAGGGAGCTTTAAATGCCAACACCAACAAAACCAGCAAATGTAATTAGACTGGAAAAAAAGAGTCATCGAACAAAAAAAGAGCTGGCATCTAGGGAAAATGCGGAAAAAGCTCTTTTGACTGGTGAAAAATTAAAAGAACGAAAAGAAGTAAAAAGTGATCCAGTAGCTCACAAAGAGTTTCTAAGAATCAAAAAACTCCTTGAAAAAATAGAGAAAAATGACGATCTATATAGCAGCGTTATCAATCGTTATTGTCAATTATATGCAGAATGTAAGGATTTTGAAGAGAAAAGAGAAGCAATTTATAAGCAGTTGCTTGATCTTCAGGAGAATTGTCAAAAGATGATTGATGAAGAAGAAATGACAATGAAAGAGTATTATAACCTAGAACTTGGAATGCAGAAAAATCTGGTTTCCCTGGATAAACAGGTGCAGGCGAAGAGAAAAATGCTTCTTGATATTGAGAAAGAAAACATCATGACGATTGCATCCGCATTAAGGTCCGTTCCGAAGAAAACAGAAAAGAAAGATAATCCTCTTTTGGCGGCTTTAAATGGTTCGTGATGGAAGAGCATACAAGTATGCACAATGGGCAGTTTCGGAAACGGAAGGAATGGTACCGCATTATGTTAAAGTGCAAGCCCAGCAATGGATGGATATTGTTGATGACTATAATGAGGATGCTTATGTAGATGAAAAAGAATTTGAGAAGATATGTAACTTGTTAAAGCTGATGATCCATCCAGACGTTCATTGCAGCATTTATGATGCAATGGAAGATTATGCCTGGTTATTGATCACAGCGACACTTTGTACGATGTGGAGAGAAGGAAGTGAGATCTATGATGATAATAAAGTTAGTTTTGAATCTTGCAAGATCAGATATTACACGACAGCTCTGTTAGAGATATCGCGTAAAAATCATAAAACATTTTATTGTGCAGTAATCATAATATTGTTAATGCTGACAGGCGTTGGATTTGGAAGATACTTTTCCGTTGCTCCAACACTCGCTCAATCATCAGAGGTAAAGCTTGCAGTTCATAAGATATTGAAAAGCAGTCCCTTATTGGTAGATGAGGAAGATCCAGCATTTAAAATCTTACGCAGTGAAGTAACTTGTAACATTAACGAGAGTAATTTCACACCATTAGCGTACAGTAACGATAACTTGGATTCCAGATTGGCGAATGCATTCGTCGCGGACGAAGCCGGTGGAATGGATTCATATCCACTCGAAGCAATGAGATCATCACAGATTGAGATTATTAACAATCTTGGAATGGTCATAAGCACGCAGTACCCCAATGATGACAATGTTTTTATTGATGAGGTTGATATTGCGAAAAAACTATTAGATGGAGTACTTGAGTCTGAGGACGTTGGTACATATTTTTCTCTGCTGTATGAACCGGATGATGAGTTGAAAACAGGAGAAATTTGGCAGAAGGACGGTCGCTGTATTTATCAGTCGAATCCGATCGCAGTGGAGAAAAAAGCGGTTTATAAGAATATCATAAAGAAAAGAACCGCAGCGATCTTGTATGAAAACAAGAGAGAAAACTATTTGTGCAAGCATAATAATATACGATATAGAGGTCTTGGAGTCGAAGGCTATATTGATATTCAGAAAGTTAAATTATGTTTTGGAGAAATAGAAAAAGAATGGTGGAAAGGTCGAAAAGTATGGATTGGTCTGGATCTGTCATTGTCAGAAGACAATACAGCAGCGGCAATGGTTACGGAAGAAAACGGAATTATTTATGCAAAGGTACTTGGATTCTTACCAGATGGACGAATCGAGCAAAAGACAAGCAAGGAACACGTAAATTATAAACGCTGCATTGATCATGGTGATTGTATCGCATGTGGAGATGAGGTTATTGATTACAGCGTTGTTGAAAATAAGATCATGACGTTAGAAGAAGAGTATGGGGTGACAATCATGCAGATTGGGTACGATAAATGGAATGCAATTTCTTCCGTACAGAAATTTGAGGCAGCAGGATATGAATGTGTTGAAATCAAACAGCACAGTTCCGTGTTGCATGCTCCAACGAAGCTGTTGAAAGAAAAAATCTTATCTAAAGAATTTATTTACGATTCAAACAGATTACTTGAGATTAACTTCCAGAATGCAAGATGCACCGAAGACACCAACTTAAATAAATATGTAAACAAGAAAAAATCTGCTGGAAAGGTTGATATGGTAGTGAGTCTGATTAATGCCATGTACTTATTACAGCAATATATGTTGTATGGAGTAGATGATTTCTCTGTACAGACAGCATAGGAAGGAAAGAAAATGGCATTTTTTAAGAAACGAGAAAGAGCAGAGCCGGAACAGATACCGAAAGAAAATGATTGTGAAGATTTATTGATCAGTACATATCTTGGAAGAAATAATATAACGCGAGAAATGGCAGAGGAAATCCCAGCAATTCAAGGAAATCTTGATCTGATTGTAAAAACAGCTGCTAATGTGCCGATACGTTTATACAAAAAGAATGGAAAACGTGTCGAGGAAATTGAAAATGATCACAGAGTTAGTCTGTTGAATGAAGATACCGGTGATACGCTTGATGCAAAAGAAATGAAACAGGCAATGTTTCGAGATTATTTCCTCGGAAAAGGTGGTTATTGTTATGTGAATCGAGATGGACTGGAAATCAGATCTTTGCATTATGTAGATCAAAAAAATGTTGGAACTGCAAAAGATCCAGATGTGATTTTTAAGAAATATGTAATTCTGGTACAGGGGAAATCTTATTTCCCTGAGGATTTTATCAAACTTCTTCGAAATACAACAGACGGAGCGAAAGGACACAGTATCATAGAAACGAATAAAACCTTGATTTCTATTATGTACAATAACATGAAGTATGAAGAAACTCTTGTAAAGACTGGTGGAAATAAAAAAGGATTTATAAAATCACCAAGATCACTGACACAAGCTGCATTAGACAGTATCAAGGCAGCATTTAAGAAATTGTATCAGAACAATACGGAAAATGTTGTTGTATTGAATAATGGATTAGAGTTTCAAGAATCTTCTAATACATCAGTTGAGATGCAGTTAAATGAAAATAAGCAGACAAATAGCAATGAATGTTGCAAAATGCTTGGTATTCCTTCGACGATGTTGTCTGGTGGTGGAAATGAAGAGGATGATAAGAAATTTATCAAGTATTGCGTTACGAATCTGTTAGATGAATTTATGACAGCAATCAATAAAGTATTACTGCTCGAATCAGAAAAAGGGCAGTATTTTTTTGCTCCAGATATGTATGAACTGACAAAGGGAGATATTGATAAACGTTACAACGCATATAAGACAGCAACAGATAGTGGATGGTTACAGGTAGATGAGGTAAGGGAACGTGAAAACATGGAACCGCTTGGTATGAATATGATCAAGTTAGGACTTCAAGATGTTTTATATGATCCAAAGACTCAGATGCTATATGTACCAAACACGAATCAGATGCACAAATTAGGAGAAGGAGGTAACGGAGAAGGCGAATCGAAGTAAGAGCTGGACAGGATGGAAAGAAGTCCGTCATTATCGAAGGATATGTGAATGTGACAAATCGAAGATCAAGACCGATTCCAGACGGAAAAGGCGGGTATTTTTTAGAAGAAATTCAACCTGGAGTGTTCCAGCGAGCAACAAAAAAGGCAGAAGAAATTAAATTATGTCTTGATCACCGCAGAGAAATCGGTGGAACAAAGAGTAATCTGTCACTGAAAGAGGATGTGATCGGATTAAAGGCACGTGCAGAAGTAACAGATTCAGAAACTGTGAAGGCAGCAGAGGAAAAAAGATTAAGAGGTTGGTCTTTTGGTTTCAGAAAACCAAGAGAAGAACGTGCAGAAGAAAATGGGATGAGTATCCGAAAGATCTCAGATCTTGAGCTGACAGAAGTGTCAATTATCGATAACAAGATGAAGCCTTGGTATAATTCGACTACGATTGAAGCCAGAGCAGAAGGTGAGAATGAAATCGAAGTCAGAGCCCAGGAAGATGATCTTGACTATATAAGTAATAAGAAACCTGAAAACGATGCAGAAAAAAGCAGAGCAAAGATCAAGAAGATGATCGAAGAAGCCGGAGGTAATATTTAAGGAAGATTACAAGAGTAAACAGAGAAAAAAGCAGACGTATGAAAATGAATATCCAGTTTTTTGCCGGAGAGGGTAAAGAAAAGGATAACATTAAAGCATTAAGAGAAAACAGAGCAGAAAAAGTGGAAGAGTTAAAACTTTTATATGCCACTTTGGAAGCAGAAGAAAGAGCTATTACAGACGATGAAGAAAAACGTGCGGAAACACTCAATGATGAGATTAAGAGAATTGATAAAACCATTCATATCCTTGAAGATATGAAAAAGAATATTGAGGAACGTGGGGAAAGAGAAGATCCAGAGATTGATCCAGATCCAGAAAAAGAAGAAGAGAAAAGAGCAGAAGAGGAAGAAAAAGCCTTTGCAGATTACCTCAGAGGAGTGGTCACGGATGAACATCGTGCTGCAAACATTACAAAAACAGATAATGGGGCGGTGATTCCGAAAACGATCGCAAATAAGATCATCAAACAGGTCTATGATATTTCTCCAATCCTTGAAAAGACAACAAAATACAATGTAAAAGGTGATCTGGAAATTCCGAAGTATCCAGCAGATTCAGATGATATTACTATGGCATATCATGATGAATTTACAGAACTGGAAGCAAAAGCAGGGAAATTTACAACAATATCTTTAAAAGGATTCTTATCAGGAGTGTTATCACTGGTATCTAACTCACTGATCAATAATTCACAGTTCGACATTGTATCCTTTGTGATTGATCAGATGGCATATAACGTATCACGATTCGTTGAAAAAGAACTTTTGATCGGAACAGACAACAAGATTGAAGGTCTGAAAGGTGTAGTGCTTACTACAACAGCAGAGAAAGCAACAGCGATCAAAGCAGATGAACTGATCGATCTTCAGGATTCTATTAAAGATGCATTCCAGACAGATGCGATCTGGATCATGAACTCCAAAACAAGAACAGCAATCCGTAAATTAAAAGATCAGAATGGAAGATATTTGTTACAGGATGACGTTAATGCACCATTTGGAAAAGTGCTGTTAGGGAAACCAGTGTACTGTTCTGATAACATGCCAGAGCTGGCAGCATCAGCAACAGCAATCTATTATGGAGATATGTCAGGACTTGCTGTAAAGATTGCAGAAGATCTTGAGATTGCAGTTTTACGAGAAAAATACATGACACAGCATGCAACAGGAATTGTTGGATGGATGGAAATGGATTCCAAAGTCGAAAATGAGCAGAAGATTGCAAAAATGGTTATGGCTGCGGAGTAACAGATGAAAATTAGAGCAAAAGCCGATTTTTATGGATCTATAAAGATGGACAAAGATGAGACACGGGAGATTGAAAATGATCCCGTGATCTCTGATCTGTTAAAAATGGGATTGATAGAGATCCTGGATGAACAGGAAGGCGGTGAGTCAGATGAGAGTGAGTGAAATTGATGAAGATTATCTTGTGAATTATCTGAAACTAGATGAACCAGACGATGACGATATCAAATTTGCTCAAACCTGTCTGGATGCAGCGAAAAGTTTTATCAGAGGGCAGACAGGTCTTGATGACGAACAGATTGATGCATACGAAGATATTACGATCGCAGTATTGGTACTCACACAGGATATGTATGATAATCGTCGGTTGTATGTCGAAAAAAGCAATGTAAATAAGGTAGTAGACAGCATTATTTATCAGTATGCGGAGAATTGGTTATGAAAGAGATCAACATCGGAAAGATGAATAAGAAAATATACATATGTACACCAAGAACAACACAGGATGAAATGGGACAGGATATCATGACCTATGAAAAAGGAAAAAGGATATGGGCAACCGTAAAATCTGTGCGTGGTGGTGAATATTATGATGCTTTGAAGCTGTCTCCAGAGGTATCTTATATCATTTATACAAGATACAGGAAAGACATACATCCAGATACAATCCTTATGTATCACGGAAAGAAACTGGAAGTGAAGCATGCAGCTGATATTGAAGAAGAGCAGGTAATGCTTGAGATTCAGTGTACAGAGTATAAGAAAAAAGGAGCAGATCATGGATGGATTGGAATTTGACGGACTGAATGATCTGGTTGATGGATTAGAAAATGCAGTCAGCAAGTATCCAGATCTTGCAGAGGCAAGCTTAAAAAGAGAGCAAAGAGATTTTAAAAAAGATATGATCCGTGAGACATGGAGTGCAGTGGATAAGCACACAGGAAATCTTGTACGAGGCTTTCGATTTTCAGCAATCAGAGGAAACAGATCTAATATGGAAACAGATTTCTATGCAGAGGGCAGCAAGAAAGGTGCGCATTTTCATTTGGTCAATAATGGTCATGAAATGGTAACGGTTGTCAGCCGGAACGGAAAGAAGGTTCAAGGCGGTGGGAAGACCGTTGGATTTGTTGCCGGGCGCAGAATCAAAGAACCAGTGATCGAGAGGTGGCATCAAGAACATGCAAAGAGAGCTGAAAAAATGCTGGAAAAGATTCATGAGGAAATTGAAAAATGATACCAATCAAAGAACTGAAAGCAAGTTATATCAAGGTTTTGCGTGAAGCAGTTCCGGGTATGAGAATTTATAGTAATGAAGTAGAGGAAGGTTATGAAACGCCATCCTTATTTGTTCAGATGATTCCTCTGATATTTAAACAGAGGGAGACGGCAAGTATCACACGATCAAGTTATATGTTTGAAACGACGTTTTTACAGTATAAGAAAAATGATGCCGAACAGCTTGAAATCATGGAAAAGATAAGAGACAAATTAGGTGATCATTTGGAAGTGGAAGACCGGAAGATATTTGTGGAAGAACCAGAGATTCAATACACCGGACAGGCTCATAATATCATACAATTTGTTTTCAAAGTTGAATTTTTAGAAGACTGCCGACAGGCAGCAATAGAGCAGATGATGCAGGAAGTTAATATGAAGGAGATGATAACAAAGGGGAACATGCAGCATTAATATAACCTTTATTGAAAAAGCAAAGACAGTGATTGAAAGATCTGGAAGTAAAAACGTAGGTCTGATCATTCCTGGAACAAACAATGACAGGATTTTAAAGATTGCGCCAGGAGATAATATTCCAAGTGCTGGATTAAAGTACAAAGAACAGATTGAGATGGCACTGATTGGAAACACGGTCAAACCGAAAAAGCTGGTCGTTGCATTTTCAGGAGTAGATCATGCAGAGATTGACGATGCATTAAATGCATTGGCGGATGAAAATGTAAGTTATGCAGCAGTCAGCACACAGACAGAGACAGTAGCATCGAAAGTTGTCAGCTGGGTAAAGGAACAGCGAGAAATTGGAAAAAATATCAAAGCTGTTTTACCAGAAAATACAGCGGATAATGAAGCAGTCATAAACTTTTCCACAGAAAGTGTATCAATTGTTGATAAGTCATACACTGCAGAGCAGTTTTGTGCCAGAATGGCAGGATTGTTTGCAGGAACACCGATTACAGAAAGTGCAACATATGCGGTGCTGCCAGAAGCGACAGATTGTACACGAATGTCCAAAAAAGAGATGGATTCAGCAATTGATGCAGGAAAACTGATCCTGTTTTATGAAGACGGAGAAGTCAGAGTTGCACGTGCAGTTAATTCATTTACAACAAAGACCGATGAAAAAGGAGATCAGTATAAAAAGATTAAGCTGGTCGATATTATGGACACAATCAAGAGTGATCTGAGAAGCACGATCAGAAATGAGTGGATTGGGAAAAAGGCCAATACTTATGATAATAAATGCCTTTTAATCTCTGCAATTCAGGGATATATGGATGATCTTGTATTACAGAATGTCTTAGAATCTGCAACAGTAGAAATTGATATTAATGGAAACAAACAATATCTTGAACAAAATGGTGTGGATGCTACAGATATGAGCAGTGATGATATCAAAAAAGCAAATACAGGAGATAAAGTATATTTAGTTGCAAATATCAAAATGAATGATGCAATTGAAGATGTAACGTTAGAAATCAGCATTTAAAGGTTTGTCAGAGTCTGACAAAGATATTCAGGAGGTAACAAAGGGATAGTTATAAACCAGATCATGTTATAAATGGAACATTTGGAAATGTATGGTTAAATGATCAGTACATGGCAGAATCTACAGCATTACAAGCAAAGTATAAGATTACAAAAAGTGATGTTGTACAGACAAATACGTTAAGCAAAGGGCAGAAGATCACACAGTTAGAAGGAACTGGAACATTAAAAATGAACAAAATTTCTTCTTATATGATCAAACTGTTGCTTGCAGATATTAAAAAAGGGATCATGCCGGATATTACGATCATAACAGCATTGAAAGATCCAGCATCACTTGGAACAGAAAGAGTCAAAATTACAGGAGTTAGTTTCGATGAGCTTACACTGGCAGATTGGGAAGCAAACAAGTTAGGCGAAGAATCCTACCCATTTACGTTTGCTGATGCAGAACCAATCGACTTAATTTAGGAGGATAAGATGAATTTAGTAGAGAAATTATTACAGCTTGACAAGAAAGATGTTCTAGATAATAAAACAGGAACTTATAAATCAGGGAATATGCAGCAGTTGGTTGGTGACCCAACGATCACAATTCAGGAAATTGATGCGGAGCGTCTGATGGAATTACAGACATTGCCACTTGATAAGGCAGGAAATTATAATTTTCAACAGGGATATGCAGCAAATTTAATGACAGTTGCAGAAGGCGTGATCAATCCAGATCTTAAAAGTAAAGAATTGCAGGAGCATTTTGGAGCAATCAATGCCTCTGATCTTGCGAAAATTCTGTTTAAAACAGAAGTGCCGGAGATCGCAACAGAAATTGCTAATTTATCAAGTCCAGATGTGGTCGATGAAGAAGAACTAAAAAACTAATTCACGAAAGAGGAGATATACAGATGGCATATCTCCTCTTTCGCGATCATAATATGACTCCGTCGCAATACTATGATCTTGGAGCAAATGAGAGAGCAATGCTGAGAGCATTTATAAGACAGGAATGCCAGGAAAGAGAGGAATTGTACAAGGAGCAAAGTAGTTGATGCAACACTACGACTGATAGATAAGTATACCGAACCATTGAAAAAAGCTGCAGAGCAGACACAGCATCAGGTTGGCTATATGAAACGGCAGGCGAACCAGATTAAGAGTGTTGGAAAGAGTATGTCCAGTTTTGGCTCATCTCTGACGAAAAATGTAACAGCTCCGATTCTTGCAACACTTGGAGCAACTGGAAAGATGGCTGATACATTTGAAAAAGATATGGGTCAGGTCAATACGCTTTTGGATAACAAAGAGCATCTGCAAAAGTACAAGGATACAGCGATTCAGGTGTCGAATGATACAGGAATTGCATTAGGAACAGTATCAAAAGGTGTATATCAGACAATCAGTTCCATCGGAGATCTTGGAAAGAAAACACAGGATATCTTTTCAATATCAGCAAGAGCGGCTAAAGGTGGAGGTGCTTCCGTAGCAGAATCAGTAGCATTGATCAGTTCTGGAATGAAAGGCTATGACAGTGTGAATGTCAAGACGGCACAATCAATCAGTGACATGGCTTTTATGACCCAGAAGTTAGGTGTTACGACATACAAGGAGCTGGCATCAAGTATGCAGCCTCTGTTTCCACTTGGAAAATCGTTGAATGTATCATATCAGGAATTGTTTGGAAGTATGGCAACCCTGACAGGTGTGACAGGAAATACAGCGGAAGTCACCACGCAGATGAAAGGGTTGTTTACTGGTTTATTGAAACCAACGGATTCCATGTCGAAATTAATGCAGAAATATGGATATCAAAATGGACAGGCTATGATCAAATCAGAAGGAATGTCTGGAGTACTAAAAATCTTGCAAAAGGAAACAGGCGGACAGTCAGATAAAATGGCAAAGCTGTTCAGTAATTCCAGAGCATTAACAGCGGCGATCGCATTGACTGGGTCACAATATGATACATTTCGAGAGAAAACAAAGAAAATGAATCAGGCATCAGGAGCAACAGAAAAAGCCCTGAAAGATATGAAAACGTCAACGAGTGACATAAGAAAAGCAATCAATTCAGCAAAAAACTCATTGACGGTCTTTGGAAGCTCTGTATTGAAAGTTGTTGCGCCATCAATTACTACAGGTGCAACAAAACTTGCTAATTTTGCAAAGAAATTTTCAAAGCTGAATCCCGAAACGCAAAAATTTATTGTAAGAATGGCGTTGACTGTTGCAGCAGTGGGTCCGGTAATAAAAATTATTGGAACACTTACAACAGGAATAGGAAGTCTTGCAGGAAGAATGGTCACGCTGTATGGAAAGTTCTCACAAGCAGAAAGTATATCTGCTTTCTTAGGACCTGGAGGAAAGATTGCCTTGGTATTGGCGGCAATCGCTGTTGCAGCGGTGCTGGTATATAAAAACTGGGATAAAATAACCGCCGGAGCAAGAAAAATGCAGAAGGCAGTTGTAAAGGCGATGAATGATGCAGGGGTTGATACTCAAAAACTTGGAAAGACAGTGCGCAAGATTGGAACAATGGCAGCTAGTTCTTTTGGAAAAATAGGAAGAGCAGGAGCTACGGTTGTTAAATTTTTAAGACCAGTTGCAACATTTGTTGCTGGAGCATTTAAACTTGTATTTGGAGCTGCATTTAAATTTATTGTAGCCAGAGCATCAGGATGGCTTAAATCAACACTGGACATAATTCATGGAGTTACAACAGCATTTAGTGGCATAATAACATTTTTGGAAGGTGTATTTACAGGAAACTGGAAAAAGGCATGGACTGGTGTAAAAACAATATTCAAAGGAGCATTTGAGGCACTTGTTGGATTCGCAAAACGTCCTTTAAATCAGGTGATCGGGCTTGTAAACTCCGTGATTTCTGGATTGAATGGAATAAAAATTCCAAGTTGGGTTCCGAAACTTGGTGGCAAAGGTATTAATCTTCCAAAGATTCCAATGTTGGCAAGAGGTACAGACAATTGGAGTGGTGGTATTGCTCAAGTTCACGAAAAAGGCGGAGAGATCATAGATCTGCCGAGAGGAACTCGCGTATACCCACATGATAAGTCAGTGCAGATGGCAAGGAATCAAGGAAATAAGACTTATAAGATTGAAAAATTTGCAGATACGATTGTTGTGAGAGAAGAAGCAGATATTGATAAAATAGCAGAAAAACTTGCTGAGAAATTAGAGGCAATACCGGCATAAAAGGAGAATGGAAGGGAAATTTGGTTAAATAATGGAAATGACAAGATCCGGTTTCCGGTATTGCCATCTTCCTATAAGATAGGAACATCTGTGCAGAATACAACTGAAACTGTACACAGGAAAGGCGAAATAAATATTCTTGGAGATAGAAATTTAGAAACGATTGAAATAAGTTCTTTCTTTCCAGCGCAAGAATATCCATTTTGTCAATATAAAGGATTTGATACAAATCCAATAAACTATATTAATAAAATCAAAAAGTGGGAGTATGAGAAAGTGACTCCCACTTTTGTTATGACAGGAGACGTCGATTTTAATAAAACGGTGTCGATCGAAAGTCTTGAATATGGAAAAGATGACAGCACAGGAGATATCGCATTTACTTTGAATTTGAAAGAATATATTGCGGTAACATATGCGACAGAAAAAAAGAAAACGTCAAATGGAAAGAAAGTAAAAAAGAAGAACAGCAGTAAAAAAAGAAGCAGTAAAAGTGTAAAAACAACAGCTTATACTGTAAAAAAAGGAGATACGTTGTGTAAGATCGCAAAAAAGAAAACAGGAAGTTCTTCAAACTGGAAGAAAATCTATACAAAAAATAAAAAAGTGATCGAAAGTGCAGCAAAGAAACATAAAAGAAGATCAAGCAGTAATGGAAGATATATTTATGCAGGCACAAAGTTGGTGATCGAGAAATGAGTTTAAATTTAAAAGTTGAATGGAAGGGAAATGATATTACCAGTACGGTCAGTTCAATTACCTGGTCTGGAAGTGCTTATTCATCTGCCAGATCACTGGAATTTAGTGTAGTGAATCCAGCAGGAGATACACATTTTAAAACGCCAGACATTAAATTGGGTGATCTCATATGTTTCTATAATGGAAATGACAAACTATTCCATGGAAAACTGACAAAGAGAGAAAGAAAAGGGGAAGCCGGAACAATTACATATACAGCGCAAGATTATATGTTATATCTGATCCGGAGCAAAGGAACCTATAAATTTAAGAAAAAGAAGCCGGAGCAGATTACACAATTAATCTGCAAAGACTTAAAGATAAAAACAAAAAGTATTGCAAAAACGAATATGAAGATCAAGAAACTATTGTTCCAAGACAAGGAATATTACAACATGATTCTTGCTGCATATTCTAAAGCGTATAAAAAAACAGGCACAAGTTATCAGCTGATCATGGATGGAGATAAATTATCTGTTATAAAGAAGGGATCAATGTTAAATGTAACATTAGATCAAAAAGAAGGTATCACAGAGAGCTCCTACGAGCAGTCAACAGACAGCATGGTAAATAAGGTTGCAATTTACAATTCCAAGAATAAAAGAATTGGAACAGTTTCCAATAAAAATTGGATTAAAGCATATGGAATATTTCAGGATTCCGTAACTGTTGATAGTGGCAATGGAAAGAAAGAGGCTAAAAATACATTGTCGGGTCTGAATACCAGTGCATCATTGACAGCTATTGGAGATATCAGATGCAAAGCAGGATATGGAATCAAGCTTAATGATGTTGATTCTGGATTGTGTGGAAAGTTCTGGATTGAGAATGATTCGCATGTATTTGAGAATGGAACTTATATGATGACTCTTGAGCTTGCATTTAAGAATGTTATGGAAACAGAAGAAGATGATACAGAATCAAATGCTTCATCAACTAAAAGTACAAGTATATTAAATGGGAAAAGAGTAAAGGCATTATTTACAGCATATTATCCGGCATCAAATAAGATGGAGGGCGGTTATTACGATTGCAAGGGAAAAAAACTGGACCCAAGCAAATACACATGTGCAGCACCATCTAGTATAAAGTATGGAAATGAAATACAGGTACTTGGAACAAAGACAAGCAGAGACAAGAAGGTTCATCGAGTCAATGATCGCGGCGGCGCAATCAAAGTTGTAAACGGTGTCTACCATTTTGACCTGCTAATGAAAACAAAAGCTCAATGTAACCGTTTTGGAAAACGTACCGGATACGCAATTATAGGAAATGGTACCGGATACAAGCAAACATCTGCAAGTAATACAAAAGCAGATAAGGTTATAAAGAAAGCAAAAAGTTTTATAGGAGAAGTAAAATATGTCTACGGTGCATCATCTCCACAGTCAGGAAAATCCGATTGCTCTGGTTTTACATCTTATGTATTCAGAACCACGGCAGGTAAAAATATCGGAAGAACAGCGTTAGCACAATCGCAAAAAGGAACGAAAGTAAAAAAAAAGAATTTGAAAAAAGGCGATCTAGTTATTTTTCAAGGAACATATAAAGCAGGAGCTTCTCATGTCGGCATTTATGCCGGATCGGGAAAGTTTGTGCACTGTTCAAGCAGTGGCGGTGTAAAAGTCAGTAATCTGAATGATTCATATTACGTGAAACACTGGCAACAAGGAAGGAGAGTTCTTTAGTGAATAGTTATGAGAGGCTGTTAAAGATCATGCAGCATCAAGGTAAAAAAGGAAATAACACAGGATTGCAGATGGCAAGAGTGGTACAAGACCAAGTACTATGCAATGAATTAAAGCTTGATCCAGAAGACTATTACATAGCAGATGGTTTAGTCCTTAATGATGGAGACATGGTTCTGGTGTACCAGATCAGTGACGATAAATACATAATTATATGCAAGGTGGTGAATACATAAGGTTTCCATTTGAAGAAGAGACAGAAGAACTTATCGATAAAGAAGAGGAAGAAGAATATTATCCAAGAGAGTTTGATATAGATTTCACTACTGGAAAATTGACAGGAAGAATTGCGGAAGGCGCAAGAGCTGTTGCAGTGTGGGCGTATCTGGCAATTAAGATTGTAAGATATAAATATATTCAGTATTCATGGGAATACGGAAATGAAATGGTAAATCTGATCGGAGGAACATATTCTGATGAGTATGTGAAATCTGAGGTAAATAGGATGCTGACAGAATGTCTCGAAGTGAATCCATATGTTAATGGAATTGAGAACTTGGAGATCGAAAAAGTAAATGAAACACTACATATTAAATTTACATTATTAACGGATTATGGAAGTGAGGAGGTGGAATCGGATGTATGAGGACATGACCTTTGAAAATATCATGGACAGTATGATGGAAGATATGCCGGATGGCTTGGATACAAGTGAGGGATCCCTGATTTATCATTCCTGTGTAAAGCAGGCAGCAAGATTGGAAGAAGTGTATGTAGAACTTGCAGCATTAACAGATAACCAATATGCTGATACAGCTGATCTTGATCATTTAGTGAAGTCTGGACAAGAAAGAAGGACATACATAGAAGAAGCTACTGCGGCAGAATTTGAAGGAGTATTTAATGTTCCAGTGCCGATTGGAACTGAATTTTCAGGAGATGACTATAACTACATTGTAACAGACGTGATCAATGAAGAAGAACATAAGTACAGACTGGAATGTGAAGATCCAGGAACCGCAGCGAATGGATGGTTAGGGGATCTGATGTGTTTGGATGATATTGATGGTCTGGAAGATGCGGCATTAACCAAGCTTCTGATAGAAGGAAAAGACGAGGAAGATGAGGAATCTTACCGCATGAGAATCATGGATTCGTTTGGCATTCAGGCGTTCGGTGGAAATCGTGCATATTATAAAGAAAGAATAGGCGCAATAGATGGTGTTGGAGGAGTCAAACCATATCGACGAAAAGGAACAATCATACCAATTGTGATTATATCAGACGAATATAGAAAAGCAGAAAGCAAGCTGATCAATGACGTGCAGACGCATGTTGATCCAATAGAACAAACAGGAGAAGGAATTGGGATTGCTCCAATTGGACATTCTGTATCGATCACAACTGTGACAGAATATATAGTTAATGTATCTGCAGTTGCTACATATGATACTGGATATTCTGCGGAAGGCTTAAAAACGCAAGTCGAAAATGCGGTAGAAGAATATCTGCTATCGCTGAGAAAGAATTGGATAAACAGTGATTCTATAATCGTGAGACGAGCAGGTATTGAAAACGCTATCTATAATGTAGAAGGAATTACAGATGTAAGTAATATATTGTTAAATGGTGGAACAGAAAATATTACGTTGCAAGAAAATGTTATTCCGGTTAAGGGGGCGGTATCATGCAGCTAAATATTCCTCCTGTGATTGAAAATATAGAAGAAATAAAAGCAATCTATGATGCAGAAGAAAAAGTTGGACAGCAATTAGAAAATGAAATAAGAGACAGAGATCTTGACACCTGTATTCGAACTTCTACAGAATATGGAATTGCACGGCGCGAAAAAATCTTAAAAATACAGCCACAGAATACAGATAGTTTAGAAGATCGAAAATTCAGAGTGCTGACAAAGTGGTATGATGACTGCCCATATACGAATCAAGACCTTATAAACAGACTTGATAATTTGCTAGGTAATGGGAACTATACCTTGGTAATTTTACCAGAAACAATGGAATTAAAATGTCTGGTAGAGTTAACAAGAAAGCAAATGTATAACGATTTCGAGCAACTATTAGAAGAGATTGTACCACTGAATATGACGATAGATATTGGATTAAGATATAACCAACATGATACATTACATGGATTTACACATGATTATTTACAAACATATACAAACGAACAGGTTAAAAATACTGTATTGAAAGGAGAGTAAGATGGCAACAAAGACAACAAATTATGGACTGACGAAACCAGAAGGATCTGATTTTTATGATATTGATGTACATAATGGAAATTCAGATATTATTGACGCGCAATTAAAGAAATTATATGATGCGAAAACAGGTCATGTAGGAAACAAATCAAATCCTCATAGTGTTACCAAAAGTCAGATTGGATTAGGTAATGTCGAAAACAAAAGCAGTGCAACGATTCGCGGAGAAATGACAAAAGCTAACGTGACAAAAGCTCTTGGATATACGCCAGCAACTCAGAGCGATATGACGAATGCACAGAATGCTATTACGCAGCTAAATTCTGATACAAAAAGCATAATACAGTTTTTAGGCAATATGACCACACCTAATAACTCAGAAGGTATCATTCATGCCAATTGGCCCGATAACATGGTGCCAGTAGCTATAAGAGTGAAAAAGTATGATCAATGGCGTTATAACGTATTAGGCATGGCATTGTATGGAAAAGAATTATATTTGATAGAAATCCCTTCTGCATATCAAGGATGTCCTTGTGAAGTTATATGCTATAAGTCAAATTAA